CATCCGTGATCTGCTTGGCCTTCTCGTAGACGGGCACGTAGTCCGGCCGGTTGGCCAGGCCGGTTAGTAGACCGCTCTGCCCGCGCAGAATGAAGGCCTCGATGTTCCGGGCCTTGCCGCCGCGGCCCTGCTTCCAGAACCAGTCTTTCTCGCGTGACTCCTGCCAGAGATCTCGCAGCTGCTCATCCGAGGGCATGGGATTGATGACCTTGATGCCGGCTTTCAGCTTGGCGAAGATCCCCTCGTTGATGTAGTTCTGCGCGAACTGCGTGACCTCTTCCTCACTTGGAGGCTTGATGCCGCTCCGGGGATCCCGGGAGGCCAGCTCGCGGGTGAGCATGAAGTTGTTCAGCGCGGTCAGCGCGTCCGCTCCTTCCTGGTCCGTGAGCGGCCGGTTGATGCCGGAGGCGGCTTCCAAGGCCCGCACCGCGTTGCCGTAGGCTGGGCTCTTCTTCTGCTGCTCGTTCAGGCTCCAGAGCTGTTTGCTGTCATCCAGGCCAATCTGCGGGTTGCCCTTCTCGTCCGCTCCGCGGGTCTGATCCAGGAACTGTTCCACCCTGCTCTTGGGCACCAGCGGGTCATAGATCATGTCCATGGCCAGCTTCTTCAGGGCTTCGTTGGTGAGCTCGTTGGGATCCTTGGCCCCAGCATTCGCCGCGTTGGCCCTGGCCTCCAGCATGTTGATGAACCGCCGGCGCACCTCGTCGGCCTGGCCGCTGGCTACCGGCGCGTTGGGATCCAGAGCCGTAAGAGGATCGCTAACGATGAAACTGCGGGTGAAGGTCGGATCGCCGGCGACGAAGCGTTGCAGGTAGGTTTGCTGAGCCTGCTGGACCTGGGCGAGCTTGGTCTGCTCGGCCTGCGCCCGCGTCGCCCCGGCCCAGCTGTTGAAGTCCCGCTGGAACTGCTCATGGGCGGCCTGGTCCAGATCGAAGTTTCGCCCGTTGGCCACCCACGCCTCCGCCGCCGCTAGTCCCTGAGCGGCAGCCAGGTCCTTGGCCAGCTTATCGTAAGTGGCAATCAGCGCGATGTTCTTGGCTGCCTCTGTTGCGCGCACGGCATAATCAACCGGGATTGTCTCCGCTTGGCGGCGCTGCGCGAGGTTGTCCAGAAAGATCGGCAGGTAGTCCGGATCTTTCATGAGCAGGGTGAACTCCGCTGCCGTGGCCTCCAGGGCATCAGCCATCATTTTCTTCCGCTGGACCTGCAGCACGGCCGAACTGAAGCTGGCATCTTGCTCAATCCGCCAGTTCTCAAAGTCCTGAGCCCTTACATCAGCCTCCCCCTCGCCTCCCAATAGGGCCGCTCCCCCGGCTTTCTCCAACAGCTCCTGGCCCTCCTGGTAGGCTTCCTCGCTCACCTCCACGAAGCGATTGTTGTACTCCATAGGATCCAGCTCGCTGAACTCCAGCTCCTCCACGGCTTTCTTGACCTTGGCATAGTAGCTCGCCTTGGCCTTGCCGAGCTGGGCCAGGTTGTAGTCCTGCTGGATCTTCTGCTGCTGCTGGAGCAGTCGGAGTCCAAGCTCCTGAGCCACGCCGACTCCCGCTGTCGCCAGAGCTCCCGCGCCCTGGCCTAGCTTGCTCATAGTCTCGAGGATGCCGGCAAAGCTGGGCCCTCCCCCTTCAGCGCCCGGTTGGACCTGATACTCGTAGAACGGCAAGCGAACGGTGCCCATTACTTCAGCAACCCCCAGGTGTAGTACCGTTTCTCCATGTCCAATAGATTGCCCATATTTATGGTGCCCTCTGAACCGGCGGCCAGAGACCCAGCCATGCCAACAGGAAGCGCGGCAAATTGTGTCGCTATTGCCCCCATTTCCTTCACCGCGCCGGCTATATCCATGGCGCTCTGTCCGGTCTGCTGCAGCAGGCTAGCGGCATACTGGCTCCTTAGATCCGCTAGAGCATCCTCATAAGCACTTTTCAGCAATCCTAGATCTTCCTTCCTGCGCGCCTCGGTCTGAGCCAGGATCCCGGCTCCCGCGGTCCCTTCGCCGCCGGCTTGGCCCATGACGGCCAGCGCTGCCTGCTGCTGGCCCGTCAGGACCGTGGCATATTCCTTGATTCGCCGTCGAGTGATCTTGTACTGCTTCTGCAGGCGAGCGACCTGCCGTTCATAGGCTGAGCTGGCGCTGGCAGCTCCGCCTATGCCGAAGATCACTTTCAGCAGAAAGCCTATTATGTCCATGGTTTGCGCCTACTCATTGGTTTCCAGCCTCGGGAAGATACCCACCAGAGTGAGCGGCAGCGGCTCATCCTGCACGATCATCAGGTTGGCTGCCGTTTCGTAGTCGCCAGGGAAGGGTACCTCGAGGTCGCCGGTGTAGGGCTCCGTTATCTCCGCCGGCGCCGCAGTCGGCGGGAAGCGCAGTTTCTCCAGGTGGTCGGCATCTGGTCCGGTCTTGCAGCCAACGGACTTGTAGAAACGCGCGGTCAGCCGATCGATCCGTTTGCGCCGGCCCTGGGCCGTGCCCTCGTAGGCGCCGGCCTCCAGGGGCATGAGCAGCAGCTTGCTCACGAAGGGCAGCCCCACCAGGATCTTGTTGCAGTACTCGTCCATGGTCAGCGCACCGCCGGCCGAAACGGTCTCCGGCGGGATGACCGCGCCGTCGCCCAGGATCTGCACGGTCTTGCCGGCCAGATGAGTGAGCCCGGTCAGCTCTTTCTGAACCTTCCAGGCCTGGCCACCCGAGGAGTAGGCCGTATAGAAAAAGAGGCTGTAAGGGTAAGGCGCCATGCAGGTCCGGCTGTTGCCGCTGCCGTCGCTGATCGTCTCGCCGGCCGTGAAGCCAGGCCGGGCCAGCCCGGTGCAGTAATACTCGGTCTCCGAGATCTGCGATACTACGGTAGCGGTCTTCCCGCTCACTGAACCGGTCAGCGTAGCCCCCGGTTCGAAGGGCGCTGGCGTAGGCGCAGCATCCAGCACCACGCGCACCGCGGTGCCGTCGACGGCCAGACTATCCGTCTCGCTGCGCAGGCTGAAGCTGTCCGCCACCGGCGCGTCCACGGTATACACGTGGTTGTTGAGCTCCACAGTCCCCAGGATCCCCTTGAGCCTGACCTTGGTTCCATCGGCCAGGCCGTGGCCGGTGGAGCTCACCACCATCGGGTTGGTCATGCTGATCCCGCTGATCGTCTTGGCCGCTCCGTTGTCGATCACCAGGGCGCAGTCCACGAGGCAGGCGTCCCGGAGCTCGGCCCACTCCCGCGAGCTGAATCGCTCGATGTAGCGCTTGGTAGCCCCGTTGATCGTGCGCTTCACCAGGCACCACACTTGATCTTCCTGGAGGCTGGTCGTCAGAGCGGCTACACTCTCGAACTCGCCATCCGTAATCAGCCGGCCCCAGGCCATGATCTCCAGCAGCCGCTCATAGGTGAGCACCGGCATCTGGCCATCCCCTCGCACGGCGTACACCAAGGAGCTAGGCACGGTGGAGTAGTCGAGCTCCAAGATTCCGCCTTTACCGATGTGATCCGCGAGGGTCATCAGGTCGTTGGCCACGTAGCGCAGGCTGTCCGTCAGCGCCATCTCCCGGATGTGAGTCTTGCCCTTTTGCAGGAACAGCACAGAATCGCCGACGCTGAGCGCTTTGCCGCCCCCCCCGTAGAAGGTGCCGCCCTTGATGTTGCCAGGATCCGCCGGCGTCAGGCCTCGCTCGCCCGCTCCTATGACTGCCTCGCCGGCGCTCGTCCCTGCAAACAGGACGTCCTGGCCGGCCAACCAGAGGACCTGACCGCCTCGAGCTGCTGCCGGCACGATGCACATACCGAGGCTCTCATCCATGGTGGTGCCGGTGTTGATCGTGAAATCCGTGTACCGCGGCTCACCGGTCTTCTGATTGAGGGTGCCACTGAACCAGATCCGGTTGGGGTACAGCTCCGCATTGGCGAACACCAGGCGGGTGGCGTAGAAGGTGCAGACCGCCGGATACTTGCCGGCAGCATTGAACAGCTCAGTGTCCGTGTAGTTGGTGACCGTGAAGCTGGGCTGATCCAGGGTCCAGGCCGTGTCCGAAGTCGGATCGGTGTGCACGAGCCGGACCGGCTTCCAGCTCTTGTGCGTGAAGAACATGGTGAAGGCGCCATCGAAAGCCACGCAGATATCTTGTAGCTGGGCCGTGGTCCAGGGCACGGAGGCGGTGATCTCGTGGACCCCGGCGAAAGGCGCAACGGTCTGGTAGATGCGCAGGCGCGTGTTGCAGAGTTCAAGTATGTACTGCTTCGTCGGCTCCTCCCACGCCACCAGGCGGTTCTTGGCCGATCCATAGGCCTGAGCCACGTAGATCGTGCCCGGCCGCCGTTCCACCCCACCCTGGATCAGCACCAGGAAGTTTTCCACCGTCCTGCAGGCGCGCGGATACAGCGGCAGGTCCACGCGACCGGCCGCGCGTTCGGAGATCTCGCCAACCGTGAAATCCGCGTAAACCGGATGAGCCATCTAGCCGATCTCCTCCAGGCGCTGGTCCTGCAGGCGGTTGGTCGTCGGCAGGCTGTCACTCACCTTTTTCTTGCCCTTCTCGTCGGCCCATTCCGCCTCGATGAAGGCTTCTCTGAAAGCTACGCGCATGTCCTGCCTCAGCTCACGCTTCTGGGCAATCTTATAGGTTAGGTGGTAGGCGATGAGCGCCCCGATGGCCGCGGCTACCGCCGGGTCCAGCAGAGTGGGATCCGTGATCTTGCAGGTGTAGATCAGCGTGATGGCAGGTTCGTTACACAGGATCAGCCTGCCAGTTCGCACGTAGTCCGCCGCCTTCGGGCTGATCCCGCGTACCTTCAGGCAATCGATCGGCTGCTGGAACTGGTACTTCCAGTCCGTATCAGCCGGCGCGGCTGTCAAGGCATCCAGGGCTTGCCTGGCTTCGGCGCAGGCCCAATCGTGGGCAGTCAGTAGCTTATCCGCCAGCATCTGGTAGCAGGCCTGGGCCAGCTTCGCATTCTGGCTGACGTCGGTAGGCGGAAAGGCCGTGATCGGCTGGCTGCCCAGAGCGCTGAGCCCCAGGTTGCAGATTTCCACCCAGGAGGTGGCCATCGCGTCCTCCTCCCGAGGTTAAGCCCCGGCCGGTTCCTCGCTCGCCAGCTTGTAGCCGGCGGCCTTTAGGATAGCGGCTACCAGGGCAGGCTTGTTCGGCGCCTTCTCGGGGTCCGCCACGTGGTACTCCTTGGCGATCTCCAGGAGTTCCCTGCGCGTCTTGTTCAGGAGCTGAATCTCGGCTGAACCTGCTTCCAGGTCTTTGTCACTGGCGAACACCTCCGGCTCTGCGGCTGGTTCCGGCTTCGGTTCCTTCGCTCGTTCCTGCAGCAGCTGTTGCATTTCCAGCTCCTCCGGATCCACCTTCTCTGCCGGCAGCGGCTGGCCTTCGGCAGCCAGCTCCTTCTGAGCCTCCGGGGATCCCTGCACCAGGTCGACCGCGCTGCCAGGCGACACAGTTGGCCCAGGCGCGGCCGCGGGAGTCGCTGTACCAGGGGCTTCGATGTAGCCGGCATGCTGCAGGATGGCCTTCACCAGGCTGATGTTGTCCAGGTACGGCCTGGTGTCGGTGAGTTCCACAGCCGCCGCGATCTTCTCCAGCTCCGCCCGTTCCTTGCCGATCAGCTCCAGGAACATGGCACGGGTGTTGCGCATGGCCAGCCCCAGCTCAAGCGGCTGACGGACTGGCTGGGGTTGCACCTCCGGCGCCGGTAGGTCGATGCGCTGGAAGATGTGCGGCGGCGCCCCTTCTTCCAACAGGTAAACCGTCTTGCCCCCATCAGGCTCGATATAGCGCGGCGTCAAGAAATCCGGTTTGTGCCAGACGCAGGCTTTGATACAGACGTATCGATGTTTTGCCATTGCTTACGGCCCCGCCCGCCTGACACCGTTGCGGAAGAAATCGTTATGAATCCGCAGGACCTCCAGGTCTTCCTTCTCCGTGGTAGGCGCGGATCCCAGCTTGGTCAGGTAGGCTGTCAGGGTGGCGGCATCCTTCGGCCTCAGCCGAGTGTCGCCGTCGAGCGCTCCCAGCCAGGTGATCCAGGCTGCAGCTCGTGCATCGGTATTCAGCATGGTCCTCTCCTTCAAGAAGCGGGCCGGTTGGCCCGGCCCGCTGGTTTGCTTGCGATCTCCGGCTTAACGGCCCGGGTAGAAGAAGCCCATCCCGGCGCCTGCGCCGTTGGCTCCGACGTTGCGCCAGAGGATCTTCACGTAGCGCTGCATCACGTTGCGCGGCACCGCTGCATCAAGCAGTACCTTGCCCGCGATCGCGGCCGCCACCAGGACCACAGGTCCCAGCAGCTTGTCCACGTAGGTCCCGGCTGGCGTGTCGCAGTCGGCCAGCACCGCCTGGATGCTCGTGCCGCCGGTGACCGGCACGGTGATGATTGCCTTGACGTTGAGGGGATTGCCTTCACCGATGTCCGAGAACTGCGATACGGTGTCGATGTAGTCGGTAGAAGGCAAGTCCGCGCCGGAGGCAAAGATGTTAGCGCCGTCGGGGTAGCCGTGGACCCACCACTTTCTGTCCAGTGTTCCCATCGCGCTCTCCTTACGAAACCACCGCTTCGGTGGTCACGATCTGGTCGAGGCGGCGAACCGGGACTTCGTAAAACGTCATCACCGGCTTGCCCCAGCCGTCCGTGCCCTGGCCGTAGTTGGGGTTGCGGTTCTTCCAAGCAATGTTCATCTGGATCTTCACTGCCTTGGGTACATAGATGACCGTGTTGTTGGTGTCGGGAAGGTTCTCCAGAACCTCGATCAGGTCATCCTCGTTGAAGATGTTGGCTGCGCCGGTGGGCATGATGTTGCAGATCCTCTGGAAGCAGTGGTTGTCGGCGATGCACAGGCCGAAGTTGATCCCGAAGTGGCTGACCACCGCGGTGTAGGCCGTGGTGGCGCTGTCCTGGACCAACTGCCGGCCCAGGTCCTCCTCGAAGATCGCGTCCTTGCCGCCGCGCGGGTAGACGAAGAATACCCCGTCCTCACCCCAGCGGATGACGTAGATCGAGGTGACTGCTCCCGCGGCCGAACCGCCGGCGCTCTTGCCGGATGGACCGGCTGCCAGGCTGGCCAGGGTCGGGAAGCGCGGCAGGAAGCCGTTGATCTTCTCCGGGTCCACCGCCTGCGAGGCGTAGAGCACCGTGCTGTTGAAGGTCTTGCTCATGCCGGCTATGACCATCAGGTTGCGCTTGCTGCGGAAGCCCTCCGCGTCTCGCGTCTTCCTCAGAAGGCGCTCGTCGATCCTGGAGTAGGTTTCCAGCAGCGCGAGCTCTTCCCGTACCTGCTTGGTCTTGGCGGCTGCGTAGGGCACACCCACGTTGATCTGCCCAAAGCTGCCGGCCGGCTCGCTGAGGGCCTGAGTGAACAGGTGCGTGCTGAAGTCATTGGCTTCGTACCACTTCCCGTCCTTGATCAGGTCCCCGCGTGTCCAAAGGACGTTGATGATCCGGGCTATGTTGCCGTTGGGATCCAGTCCTTTGAGTAGGTCGAGTATCGTGTACTCGGTGGAGGTGTCTTGTGCGGGCATGTCCGAAAGCCCTCCTTGGGCTTACTCGGACAGCTACCCTTGACCTCTAGCGCAGCAGATTAAGCCCCTGGCGTGCCGTAGAACTGCCGCATCCAGGGGTAGCTCAGGCCCGTCTGCCTGGCCTCGGTGGGTTGAGGTATGGTTCCACTGCCTCGCACCAGCTGGTCGGGCTTGACGTGCCGCGCCACGGCATCGAACACCAGAATCAGCGGCATCAGTTTGTCCAGCTCGTTGTCCTTGAGGAACTGGTTCCAGTCCTCCACCTTCAGGCCTGCGAGCTGGGCTAGATCTCTGCTGGCCTTGCCGGCCGCGGCGATCCTCGCATCAAACTCGTTGCCGAAGGTTGTGCGGAGCTGGGCTTCAGCCTTCTCGGCTGCCGCCTTTTCCTCTGCCTCTGCCCTCTTGTCTTCCTCCAGCTGCTTGGCCAGGCCCTCGTGGACTCTGGCGTGCATGGCGGTGTAGATCTCTTGCGCCTGTGCCGGGTTGAGCTTCGCCTTGTGGGCTACCTCGCGCAGGTAGGCGTCGAAGTCTTTGTTCGGCTCCATGCCTTTGGGCAGCTTGCTGGGGTCGAAGGTATAGCCGTCCTTCGTGTCCGGAACACCCAGCGCCTTGTAGTACGCTGCGCGTTCCGTTTCGGTGGCATCCTGCCCAGGCGGCTGTATCGACCTCTCCGCGCGTTCCTTCAGGGCCAGGGCGGCCGTTGCGAAGTCGCCAACCTTGGCGAATCCCTTCAGCCACTCGTGCCCCTGCAGTTCGCGCGGTAGGCCGCCATGCCAGCCCGGCAGCGGCGGGTTTCCACCACCCGCTTGCCCTTGGCCCTGCGCTCCGTTTCCTTCGTCCACCAGCGACGTTGTTCCCGTTGGTTCAGGCATAGAGCTACTTCCCCTCCTCAGTGGGGTTCAGGGGATCGTCCAGCTGCGGCTCAATCCCCAGGATGGCCTCCACGAAAGTCAGGCGCCCCGCGCGGGTCTGGAAGTCCACACCCAGGAGCACCAGCTTGCGGAAGCCGTGATTCAGGAGAGCAACGCTCCCCGGATCACTCTGAAACGTTCCAAACAGACCGAGCTCATCAAGCTCGTCCACCAGGACCTCGCGTCCTTGCGGCGTGTTGTACACGCGCCGCATCTGGATCAGCTTCTCGTCTCTGGCACTCACATGCTGACTACCTCAGCAAGTCGGCTACGGTGAGCTATTGTCTGCATTGATTGTAGTAGTACAGGAAGCAGCAGCGAAAAAGCAATAGCAATTTCCGGTTGGCTGTTTCTTTAGGCTGCAGGCGTTTGCGTTTCGGCGCCGGCGTTCAGCTTCTCCAGCGGTGAACCTGGCACGGTTGCCTGATTCAAACCTGGCACTGCTTTAGCCGCGGCCTGCATGGCGGCCAGCACCTTCACGGCCTGCTCATCCTGCGCGCGCTTCTCGCGGCGCTCCTTGATTGTCTTCTCGTCGTTGATGCCTTCCGGAGGATAGCCGCCCTTGGTCAGGATGATCCGCACCGACTCGGTGGCGTTCACTACGTCGCCAGATTCCGGCCAGGCGGTGATGATCGGGCCGGCCTGGGCCAGCGTCGTGCTCATGTTCTGCTGGCCGTGGTAGCGTTTCTGCAGCGTGGCCAGTGGCCCGATGTAGTTGATGCGCAGGTACACGTTCTTGATCTGGCGCAGGATCGCAGGAGGCTGAGGGAGCCTGCCAGCTCGAGCTGCGTTGCGGATGGTCAGGTCGATCACCTTGTCCAGGAAGTCACTCTCGATGCGGCCTACCTTGGTGCCCATGAGCGCGCCGCGTTCGCCGGCCATCTCCACCACCTGCAAGGTGGGCAGCGAGCCGCGCTGCATCTTCTCGCGCGCGGCAAACATCATGAAGAAAGGAACGTCGTAGTGCTCCTCGATCACCGAGCGGATCTGCGCGGCTTTGGCTTCGGCGTGTTGAATGTTGAGCTGCGTCTGGATCGCCTCGATTTTCCGCTGGAAGTCTCGATAAGGGATCCGGCCTTCCGGCCGCAGGTCCAGGTCTGATTCCAACTCCTGGGGATAGAACACAGGCGGCGGCTCCGTGGCCCGCAGGATATTGCGCTCGAGCCTCTGCAGCCTCTTCACGTCAGGCAGCACGTCCCAGCTCGGCGAGCGGCCATAGTCTTCGTCGGTGTTGAGCATGCAGCACCAGGCGGCGTAAGGGAAATCCGGAAAGCCGCTTTCCCGGATCAGCTTCTGGCTATTCTCCAGGATGTACATGCTGGCGTAGGGCATATCCTTCGGCCCTATGCCTTTGACGTCGCGGTCCTTCCGCGGCTTGGTGATGTGGATGATCGGCTGATCCTGGTAGGGATTCTTCTCCAGCTGCTCGATCTCCTCTTTGGTCAGCACAGCTGGTAAATCTTCGCTGAACTCCTCCAGAATATTGCGGCCTGTAATCGGGTACCGCCGGTGCAGCGTATCCACCACGCCGAAGCGGTTGCGAGCAATGTAGACTTCCTTCGGGTGCAGCGCCAGGTACTGGCTGCAGCGTTCCTCCGGCGAATCCTCCACGTAGCAGGCGCTCGTGCCAATGCCCAGGCCGTTGTCGATGACCTGGCCGCCCTCCTGGTAGAAGTCGGACCGGGCGAGCTCCCCCAGGGTGGCCTCGCAGATCTTCTTCATGAAGATAGCCACATCTTTGCGCCGCATGAGCTCCGTCGGATACAGCTCGAGCTCGAACCAGGGAATCGAGCGCGGGAACATGTAAGCCTGATAGCCCTCGGAGGACCTGCGCAGCGCCAGCATGGTCGAGGATTCCAGGATATTCTCGGTGCGCTTCTTGCCCTGGCCAGTGTCGGTGCGGTAATTGTTCAGCCGCGGTTGGATGAACTGCGTTATCTCAATCTGCGTGGGCTCGAAAGGCAGGCGCCGGTCCACCAGCTGGTAGTGCGAGCGCAGCAGGTCGGCTACCTTGGCATCGGTAGTCTCCAGGATCTTGCGTTCAGGCATGCTTGCGTTTCTTCCTGCGCTTCACGTGTACACCGCTGATGGTGCCGGCATTCAGCGAGCGGTAGAAAACTTCCTCGCCTCTTTCCGGACCATACTGCTCGATCATGGATCTCATGATCTTCTGCCCTTTCTTAGTGAGCGGCATATTAACCTCCGTACCAGATCAGCCAGCAGAAGACTGCCAGCAGGACCGTCCAGACCAGGAACGTCACTCCTACTAGGCGGCTGTAGCCGTCATGCTGTTTCAAGCCAGCAGCCCCCCTTGGGATCCCGGCAGGCCTGTCTGCCCGCGCATCTTGCCGGCGAGCCAGTCCTGGGCCTCCGCCGTGGTGATGATGGTCAGCTGCTCCGCGGTGGGCAGCCCCTCGAGGCCTCCGCCAGTGCTGCGCATGTACAGCTTCTCGCTGCCCCACATTCCGCTATAGAGAGGCGGCTTTTCGGGTTTGACGTACCTGGCTACATAGGTCTGGGGATCGATCCGATCGCCGGCATTCTGGAGGAGCTGGGCGAGCGTGCGGCCAGCGAATTGATCTGTCAACGGGATCTGATTGCCGTAACGGTTGGCTGCAGGCGGCGTGCCCGTCTTGGCGGTTGCCTCTTCCGGCGGTGCCGTGCGCACCGTGGGCCTGGCCGTGGCCGGAGCGCCGGCGAACAGCTCACTGAGCTTGGCCACCGACCTTTGCCTCTCGTCCGTTCTTGTAGTGCATGTGGTCCTCCCTGCGCCAAGAGGTAACACACGGACTAGGCAAAAAGCAATAGCAATTTCCGGCCGACAAAAAAGGGGCGCCCGGCTGGGAGGATCCGGACACCCCTGCTCGCAAGATGAAGCGATGCTGCCAAACTACTGCATCCTCAACGTCGCCGTCAATCACAATTTCCGTTTTGACAAAAAGGCGGGGATTAGGCGGTACCCGCCCAAACCCACCTATTCCACCCCTCGCCCACCCTTCAGTGGCTCGGAAATTGCATAGGATTGAACGGCGGTTCCTCCTCTTCCTCCTCGAACCGTAGCGGGTCCCAATCTGCTCGCTTGGTCATTCTGAGCAGGCGCTGCTCGCCTCCTCCCGTCTTGTCGGCGTACCAGCAGGCTATGGCCAGGGCCAGCACCAGGTCGTCATGCTCTCGTTCCCGCCAAATTTCATAGGTGGTCTTGCCTGCTTTCGTCGTAGGATGAAAGTTGATCAGCTC